TACTCTCCGTTCGGAACAAGGCGCTCGTCGACGCTCTTGTTCATCCGGCCCTTGATGAAGTTCCTTACCAGATTTGCCATTACTTAATCCACTTGTGGCGACCGCGCAGGTTCATAAGCAAACGTCCCGGGTGGATGTTGCTGATGCGAATCTTGGCGTTGCGCAACAAGGCGTTCTTCTTCTTACGAGCGCGGTTCACGATATACTCCTGTACGCCCAGCTTGGCGTCAAGGATAGAGTAGTTGATGTACGCGTAGACGTACTCCTCGAAAAGCTTGTTGACCGTAATGGCTGAGTTGTCGCCAGCCTCCATACCGTCGCTGACATACTCGAGGATGACAAGCTCGTCGGCGATGTCGCTGCTGAAGTTGATGACGCCACCCTTGCGGTCGATGCTGAACGTCGGGTTCTGATTCGCCGTCTCCGTATTCAAGCCATACCGAGCGCCGATGTCGTAGTCGAAATACCAATGGCCCTCAAACTCGTACCCAAACTGCCCGTCGAAACGGTTGTGCTTGTTTAGGTAGATGCTCTTCTTGGTATTCTTGATGCGCTCGTAGTCAATGGTCGAGTTCTGTGGGCGCAAGATGTTTCCCTGCTCGTCGAAGAGGATGCGACACTCGTTGTCTTGCAGGTACGCAGAACTGAAGTTCGTCTGGATGTTCTCCGTTAACGGTCGAAGCAAACCGTCCTTGTACATGCTTATACGCACCCAGTTGACATAGTCGGGGGGAAGCACGAATCGGAGCTGGTCGCAGACGTTGAGCTCCAAAACCTTGACCTCCTTAAACGCATCGTAGTTCAACTCTTGGATGGCACGCTTGGCGTGGAACAAGACCTTGTACCGCTCCTCATTGTTGACCAAGGAGTGGTTGCCCATGTACATGAGCTGGAAGTTGGTTACGATGTCCTGCAACGTAACGTACTGATAGCTGCCCCAGTTGGCATCTTCAGGTCCGTTACCGTCGTTCTCGTAATAGACGTAATCGTTGGCTAGATATGGCATCAGTTCTGGGCTTCCTCGGCGTTAGCGTATTGGTACACATCCCCCTCGCGGATGCTCATGCCAGCCATCTGCAAAATGCGGTACACGAGCCGTGGCTCGTCTTCGATGGGCAGCTCAAAGTCTTGGTAGTCCGTGGCGCTTTGGTTGAACACAGGCTCCCCGTTGGCCAGAGTCACGTACGTCCACTGCGGGTCGAAGGGATAGCGGATGTACTGCGCAGACACATCGCCCTGCGTGTCGATGGTGTTCGGAAACAAAGTCAGTAGGTCTCCCTCCAGAGTATATGCCGGGTACTGCACCGAAGGGGCCGTAAGAAGGCTGCTGTTCAAAAGGGTAATCTTTCCGTGCGTGACGCGCTCCGCCTCAACGCCATTCGCCAAAACCTTGTTGATGAGGAAGTAGTCGTCTCCCGTAGTCGCAGGGGTCGGAACCCGGAAAGTGTTGTCGGCAACGAGGGCGAGGTCATCCGTGCGAGAGAAGATGTCGATGGCTTCACGGACACCCTTGTTGAGGTCCGCATACTCCGTGCCCGACATGCGGGCGTTCTCCGCGTTGATGACTTGGTTGAGCTCCTTGAAGTAGCCGTCGAAGATTTCGAGCTGGGCCTGCTTGGCATACAGGTTGAAGTCCGAAGGGGAAATGTATCCGTAGTTGTTCTTGTTGAGAACCGACAATACCGTTTGACGGACCGAGTTAATCATCCTCTAAAGATAATCATCTCAATACCACTACATGGCCAGTCCTTTCAACCCACTGATTGGTGTACGTATTGCGAGCGATAAAGTGGTAGGTGTACACGTCGTCACGCACATATGCCACATCGTAACCACCATCCCAACGCTCGCCGAAAGAGATGGACTTCCATACCAAATCGCCCCACCGTGAGTAGACCTTGACGTTCACGTTGTCCCAGCAGTCCTCTGGCGCATCCACAAACCAAGTGTCGTTGACACCATCGCCGTCAGGCGTAAAGGCGTTAGGAGCGTAAATGGGACACTCAATAACCTCAAGGCACTCCTCACCCGTCTCGCAATCTACTTCGACGATAATGGTGTCTAAAAGCGTCACATAGACCGTGTCCCACAGCACCAACGTATCGGGCGGGAGCTCGATGTACGTAGTATCGTAGAAATACCAGTAGATGGGGACAGGCAGCGTATCAATAACAACAACCGTATCTGGAGGGAGCTGCACGTATGTTGTGTCGTACTGCACAACCGTATCTGTGACTAGGGTCTCTACAGTATCAAGCTCTGTGATGACGATAGTATCAGTGACAAACACCTCAACCGTATCGGTGACCACTTCTGGAACGCACTCCCCGCACGGGCCGATGATGTACCAGTTGTCGAGAAAGTTCCCGTCCTCATACAGCCCGCTACCCCACGACGTGCCGTCACCATTGGCGCCGACCTCAGCCCAGCCCCCGTCGGCAGCATACATGGTTGGGCCATAGCTAATCTGCCAAATGACGACCTGAATGCTGTACCCCTCGTCAATCCAGTACGCCAGCAGGTCTTCCATCTGATACCAGACGCCACCGTCAGTAGATTGATACACGTTGTATATCGGGAAGTCCACGACCTCGCCGGCATAGTATGGCGGGTCTACAGACTCGTCGTACAGGTTGGTCCAGTTGCTGAAAGATTCGGTACTCGTAGACGAGTATATCCATCCGGGATGGTTGTTGTCGTCGGGGATGGACAACCCCGTCGGGAAATCCCAACCCACGTTCATGGCGTTGCAGTCCCCGTCCAAAGCTTGGAAGCCAAACTGAATCTCCGACACGCCGTCGGGACCGCCCGTGCCACCGCAGTTGGTGGTGTTGTTGAACGTCACAGTAACGGTGCCCGAAACCAAGTCTACGTCAGTGATGGCCAAGTCGCATTGCGCGTACGAAGCCGTTGGGAACCAGAGCAGTAGGAGCCATCTCTTCATGACTCGAAGGTCCAAAAAAAAAGCCACCCGAAGGTGGCTCTTTCTTTATCGTAAGGTGTTTGACCGATTAACGTCGGATGCCACCGTCGCCGGGCAACTCCACTCGTCCAGTTCCCGGAATAACCTGAACAAAGTCAAGGCCGTAAGAACCTTCCACCATAACAGTGGTGTCAGGCCAAGGGCTCTGAGAAGCCTCGGTGATGGCATCTACAAACCGCTTCTCCAAAGACTCGAGAAGACTCTTGGCTTCGTCCAAGTTTTGAGGGTCGAGAAGCCAATCCTTAACAACATACTTGACACCGCTCTTGTACTTCACCACAAGCTCAGGAGTGTTATCAAAGTCGCCTTCTTGGTTCACGTAGAACCGCATGCTCGAGAACTCATCGATACTCAGCGTAGCCTCAGAACCCTGCGGGTAAATCCAAAGGGCTTCGTTGGTATTCACGGGCTTGTCAAGAGTAATCTCAGCGCCCGTCACTTCATCGCCTCCCTCCTTTACAAGGGAGATGTCTACGATGCCAGCCAGAGCACGATTGAAAGCAGTCTTGTATCCCGAAGCCGTGGCGTTTTGGACTTTGTATACCGTCTTATAGTTGGCCCACCAAAAATTTGCCGTATCACCGTCTTCGGTAACAACCTTGAAAGCAGTGTCTGCCGGAGCGATAGACACCCGACTAAGTCGGGTCTGTGGAGCACCAACAGCGTGGGTGACAAAGCCGCCGTCGAGGGTGAGCTGAGTCTCAGAGTCAACAGAAACAACAGTAGCCCAAAGGCTAGAATCGCTAGAGTTGAACACCACGTCGCCAACCTCAACACCGTCGCTCACAAACTCTGCGTTGTCAGCAGTCAAAACGAAACTTTCAGTATCGAAGTCGTTCCACGTCTGACGGTTGACAGTCATGTTGCTCTCCACGTTCTGGAGAACGTCGTACCGGGGGATAGAAATTCTTTTCATCAGAAGATAGGTTGGTCAGTAACGAAAACCCCTTCAAAAGGACGGATGTCAGGCGTGGTAAAAACTTCCTTTGAAGTAGCTGCGTCAGCAATCAACCGATTCACCGTAGTATTGGAAACCAAGTAATAATCATTGGGTTCAATTGGCTCCCCTTCATCATCGAGCACGTATAGAAAAACAAGGTATTGCGCGTTATCAGTATTACGCGGAGTAGGGGTGTAGAGTGCCAAATCTTCCGTGTCGAACATAAGGATATCATCAAGGTTGATGTACCACTTTTCCAGAGTCATTTCCCCCTCGAAAAGATTTAAATCGGAGGTCAGCGGGCCTATGAACTTATGTGTCATCAACTTTAGAAATCAGGGTAAATAGGATACAGATTGAACGGAGCAGGAATAGCGTCGTTGACCGGTCCGGAAACGCTGCTATACGCATCGAGTGATTCAGAAACGTACTTCGCGACAAGGTCGAAAGGAACGTCGTTCTCATCTTCGGTGTTGTCGTACGCGCTGAAATTTAGAACTCCACCATCCTTGACGGCGTAAGCGACGGTTTCGTCAATCACAGGTCCACCAGAAGCTTTGACCTGAATAGCGTCTACATTGACGTATTGAGGTGATGGGATGTAGTCCCCATCATCGTTCTCGATTACGACTGTGTAAGAAATGAATCTTGCCATGACTCAAATGTACTACTCTGAAATTAAAGACTCGAGAGCACGGAGGTGGTCCAAGCCTTCCTCGCTAAGCAAGTAAGAAGTGGCCAAAGCCACAGGGTCTTCACCGAAAGGAACCGTGACCAACTTCTTTTTATTCGTAGGCCCGTTGAACCAAATCTCAGTCTTGTTGCGGCGGAAAGACAACAGGTTTTCGTCGAAGAACTTCTGAATCTTAGACTGCAACTTCAAGTCTGGGTCGTTGGCAACACGAAGGAAGTATGCCGGGTCGCGACGCGCATGAATCAACATGTCACGGCGAAGCTCAGATGTAGTGACACGGGAGGGGTCGATGCCCATAAGGACCCGAGCAACGTGCTCCAAAGCTTCCACGCTCATATTCTTGCACTCAACCAAAGCGTCGACCTCAAGGTTCATCTGCTCAAGCTGCTCACCAGCGTCGCGCTCGTCGTTGACTTCCTCATACTTAATCCCGTTCATAGGGTGGTAGTGGAGGAATTGCTGCAAAACAGGATTGCTCTTCGGGACGTGAAGGAAACCGTCCTCAAAAATAATAGGCTCGACAATAGCGTTGCCGTCCTGCTCGTCCTCGAAAGGACTCTTCTGGTTGCGGGCGTAACGCAAGGGGCGGTTCTCGCCGCGCTCCTCGTCCCAATACAAGAGTGGGGAACGCTGACTCCCACGACCGGGAATCATAAATGAAATAGGGGTGCTGTTTCGCTTTAAGCGATACGTCTTGTTTTCCATAATAATGTATTTAAGGGTGGATAGGGGGACCGCCCTTTGCGGCCCCCATACCCGATTCACAATCAGTCTTGGAAGAGGAAGAAGTTGTTCGCTCCCATGGTGCAAACAGCACGCTCAGAGAGGAAGTTGACTTCCATGGCGTCGAGGTCGCTGGTCATAGCGCCGCCAGCAGAACCCGTAATCCAAGTCTTGTAACGACGGTCCTCAGTCTCACTAGCGCGGTAGCGGACGTGGAGGAACGGACGCTTGGCGTTCTTGCCGAGCACTTGGTCGTAGACCGTAGTGCTGCCAGCAGGAACCATCATACCGTTGATGCCACCAGAGGTCAAGCCCCCGCGCATCGTTGGGTCGTTCAGGTACTTCCAGTCAGACTTGTAGAAGTCGTAACCACGACGGAAGCCCGTGAAGCCAAGGTTGAGGGCCATCTGCTCGTCGTTGTCGAACAAGCCGTAGCTCGTACCGCCAGCTCCGTAGCTGTTCTGCGCAGCCAACATATCGTCGATGGCGAAACCGAAGTCGCGGTCGACAAAGATGACGTTCTCCTCAATGGCTCCCTGCTTGTCCAAGCGAGAGATGATGGAGTCGAAGTCAGCAAGGGTGGACGGAATACCGCCGGACCACAAGTTGCCGCGATTCTCGATGGCATAGAAAATACCCTCGGTACCCTTGGCAACAGCGTTGTTGTTGCTGTTCTCCATAGGAACGGCCTCCAGCATAGAAGTCTCGAGGTAGTCGTCAAAGCGGAGACGGGTCTCGTGCTCAGACTTCAGGTACCACAAGTATCCGCTTGCGCCGTTCTCAGTCGTAACCTCAATCCATCCAATCTGAGCCATGTCGCTACCGTTGACAGCGTACTTGTCCTTCAGGATGATGGGGCTCGTCTCGAAGATTTGGTCGTCAGCCTCGAGGGAACCCTGCATGCCGTTGGTGCCCTTCGCGAACTCAGAACCGTAGATGAACACCGTAACAGCAG